CTTCATCAAATGCTAAAAATACTTCATCAGTGCCTGTGCTTACTGTAGAACTTTCACCAGATGTATTCAGTGTAACATTAAATGATCTTCTTACATCTAGAGTGACATCACTTACATCAACTGACTCGATATTTTTATTTTGGAGAACGCTGTAAAGTGACTCATTATTGGCACTATTGCCAGAAGGTGTTTGCTCTATAAAATTTGATTTTAAGATTGTAAAGTTTGAAACACTGACAGGATCAACATTTAAAAGACCACTACAAATGCCTGCTACAGATGCTACTGTGCTTATTCCAATTGATGCTGTGTCTACTGTAGTTACTCTGGCAAAGTTTATGTCTGATTGCCCAGGAATACTGAAACTAACCAAATCACCAATTGTAGTGATCCCTGCAAATGTCAACCCAGGAGATGTCACAGTTGATGTGCGTGGAGTTCCAGTTCTAGCTGTAATTGAAGCAATACCAATGACTCTTGCAGCAGTGGGGACAATATCTGCAGTGAATGTTGAACCAAGTGCTGTTATACCAAAAACTGACTGAACATCAGATATTGTGTGTGCTGTAACTGCAACAGACGTTCTAGCATCAGTGCCAATTCCATTGAAAACTAATTTTTCTCCAATATGAAAATCACCACTCGCACCATAAACGGTCATTGCCACACCAACTTCAACAGGATATCTTATGAATCCTGTTGCTCCACTTGATTGTCCTTCAACAAATGTTGGGACAGTCAATGTGTGGGGTTGATTCATTCTTACATCAACATATGTCTGAACATCATATAATGATAAGTCCCACTTGTTAATATTCAAATTAGATTCATAGGAACCAGACTCAAGAGAAAAATCATATACTCTTGCCATTCCAATTTCTGTTCCTGGTGAAACAAATGATCCAACACCAACTCTTTCATCTCTTAAAGAGATAGTGTAATCAGTATTGAATCCAATATTTGGTGTTCCACTTACTCTATTAACAGAAAAGGTAGGACCAAATCCAAAATTTACACCCTGACTTGTTAATTTTTTAGTGGTTCTTGGTTTTTCAAAATCTAAAAATGTTGACCTGGGTCTATCAACCTCAAATCCTCTTACATATGCTTTACCTGGTGAAATTTTATACACACCAACCCCATCACTTGGAACATTACCAGAATCAGTTAATTGACCAGCATTATAGATGCCTCTATTTCCATATCCATTATTTAAACTTTCTCTTGCAACAGTCAAAAATTCCTTTACATAGTAATGACCAGATTCATCAAATGTTCTTCTTGCTAATTCATCTTTAAGATTATTATTAAAGTGACTATCTTTATTGATATTTCTTAAAATACCATTTTTTACTTCAGCAATTTGAACAAAATTCTGATCATTGAAGTCATCAGGTGCTTTTTTTGTTAAAGTTGCTGTAATTTTAAGTCTGTCAGCACCTGGAGCAGTATAATTATTAAACCCTTGTGCATTATCAGTCAAACTTTGATCATTTGCTGAAGAAATCAATTCTTCTTTAACAAAAAATCCAAGTCTATAACTTGGTCTATTAGAATATTGGTCTAAAATTAGTAATTCATCAAAAACATCAACAAAATGACCTCTTAAAAAGTAAATTCCCTGACTAATTCCAAATGCAGAACCAGTTGCAGTGGCATTTTGAGACAAAGTTTGGGCAAAACCTTCTCCAGATGAAATAAAAGTGTCTAAAAATGAGATATTTTCATCAGTATTAAGAATTTCTCCATCAGAAAACTGTTCAATATCAGAATCTGACCCAGAAGTGATATAATTTACATATAATGTGTAATTTTCAAGTTCAGAAACTGTATCTGTGATGTATGTAACAACCTTTGCTTTGACTCCTGATGCCCTTCCAGTGATTTTTTTGCCTACTAATTGATCCAAATAGGCACTTACAGAGATACCAGAGTAAGATGAGTTAATTTGAACAGCATGAAAAGTGCTAAAATAATTTGTTTGTCCAGGAATTACCTTTGCACCCTCTTTGAAAAAGTGATTACCCAGATTTTCAACCTGATCCTGCAGAATTGACTGCAGATTATTCAGTTCTCTAGCTTGAACTGGATAGGCTGGTTTAAAAAGAACTTTATAGTAATTGCTCTGCGGGTCAAAATCATCAAAGTAAGGAGCAACGTTAAGGTTAGTTTCCTGTGGCATAATTTTTTAGAACTGCAAAATGATTTTGACGTCTTCTTTTTGAGATGATGACCTAGTTACTGCTGGCCTATTATCAACATGTATGATATTTCCAGAGTATTTTTCAACCTCAGGGTTAGCAAATCCAAGTGTGAACTTCTGACCCAAGTAATAATCTCTATTATTTATTACTGTCGATATACCCGTAAATGATGTTTGGATGGATAATGTGTTGCCTGAAGTAGGAATAATGTTGTAACTTCCACCACTTGTGATTGCTGAAGTAAATCTTAAGGCAGAAAAACCAAAAGTAGGTGAAGAATTCTGTGTGCCATTAGTGTTAAATCCAGAATTTGACCTATCCTGCCAATATTTCAGAACTCCAGTAGTCTGATCATAGGATACAACTCTTCCCACTGCAGTTGACCCAAGACCCACAGTCTGAGTTACTATACTATCTGCAGTAAATGTAGCACTACTATATCCAGTACCAACTAATTTCAGAGCATATGTTGCACTTCCTTTATCTTGTTCAAAAATACCAGTGGAGTCAAAGACAGTAGGATTCTCAATCAGACCAACTCTAGCAAACTCATTACCAGTAATAAAGTCAGGATTTTCAGTGTCGTTTTCAAATCTTGCATAAGCAAGTACATTGTATGCACCTAACTCTCTATAAATGTCTTTTCCATGTCCTCCAGCTGGAGGAATAATCACATTAAAAACAGGATTAGTTGTTCCAGTGGGTATTCCACCTGCCTTAATATCAAGAGTGCCATAAGTATATCCTGTTCCACCATTTGATACAGAAACTGACTCAATTTTTGCATCAGCATTGACTACCACAGTAGCTTTTCCACCTATGCCATCACCATTTATTGGAACATTTGAATATGTTTGTGCATTTCCAAGTCCAGCACCTCTTTCTCTAATGGTAATAATCTTGATTTGACCACTAACATCAGCATTTTGTCTTACAGCATAATCATCAGTGCTGGTTGACCAACTACTAGGTACAGGAATATAGTTGGTAGAGTCAAATCTGATAGCTTGACTAGGTTTGATGGTGTAAAGATATTTCCAAATATATCCATCACCATTACTGCCAGCAGTTCTTGGTTCTAAATCTGTGAATGTTGGTTCATCAAGAGATGGACCACCCTCAAAACTGTTTTCAGGGTTTGCATTATTGAATAAACAGATATAAACTCTAAAATCAGAGTTCATAACATAGTAATTTGCAGAGTATATATCTGCTGCACCAGATGGTTGAGATTGATTATCAATTGTGATATCGTTTCTCCACATATCATATGTGGTCCCAGACTGCCATGTATTTTTTCTTACAACCTGAGTAATATCACTACTATTAATCTTCTTCATTGCCAGCATTGTATCCCAATACTGATTAGTTTGATCTAAACTATCTAGTGGGGATGGTGGGTTTTGATTCCATGTGCTTTGATATGAAGCAGGATTAGGAAGTCCAATAAATGAATAATAAGAATTGCTACTGGATTGAATTCCAGCAACAAAATTCTTAGCATTTAGAATACGAAGTTGATCAGTTATTATCGCAGCCATTTTTAAGGACTTTTTTTTTATTTATTAGACTTATTATGAATAACTTTGTGATTTAAGAGCATTGAATCTCTTAACAATAGCAGAAGTAGAGATACCAGTGTTGGAATAAGCAGATCCAATACCACTCATTGTATGAGCAGAGAAATCTCTGGGTCTTACTCTATCATCTAAAGTTAATTTACCCCAACTGTACTCACCAAGTTCAGATGTAGAGGTACTAGCAAATCCAACAGCAATTCTATCAACATTAACTGATACTCTTCTTACTGTAGTTGTAAACCC